GTTGATTTCCGCAAGGATCTCAGCAGATAGGATGTTAGCCAATTCGCCTTCAGCGTCAAGACCATGGATAGCTTTCAAATCTTGTGCTAATTCCATAGTGTACTCTGCTTTCAACGCTCTTGATGTTGCTGTAACAGTTGATTTCTCGATTGAGAAAGCCATTTCAGCGAATGCTGCGCCTGCGCCACCAGACGTACCACGGGCTTCCGCAGTAGCTGTTGGTAAACCAGTACCGAATGTAGAAACGGTGTCCGCTTCATCGGCAATAGTTGCATCAGTGTCGGCATCAGTAACACCTACTAATCCAGTTGGATCAGCTTGGTGTGTACCAGTACCAGCAAAGTCAGTATCAGCTTCATCAAATAACGCTTCAGTACCATCTTGGGCTGTGTAACGAGATTTCATTGCGAAGATAAGGCCAGTTGGTCCAGACATTGGTTGGACTCCAGCTATATCATATGCAATCAAATTAGGCATTGCACGCCTAACTAAAGAAATTAAGACTGGATCGAAATTATCGACACCAGAGCCAGTTGCGTTAGCAGCTGCCTCTTGGATATCTCCAAAAGATCTTTGAACTCTTTCTTCCCTTAGGGCTACTTCTTGGTTCTCAAGAAGACGTGCAGTAACCGCTTTTCGATATTTGTCATCGATTGCTGGAGCATCTTCATGATCCAATACCGGTGACCATTTTTCGATTAAGTTTTGGTCTGCGTTAAACATTTGTTTTATACCTCTAGGTTAAAATGTTATTGATTGTGTTTACTAATGGCTTGAGTGTATGCGTTCATTGTATCAGTTACTGGAACTTCCGTTGCAGTATCATTCCCAACTAGTGCATCAGATTCATCAGTTGATTGCTCAGGCTCGGTTTTAAAATAAGACTCTTTGACGGTCTTAACTTTCATTTCGAAAGTTTCTTCGTCTTCAAAATCTATATCTTCAACTAAACCAGCGAGTTTCTCAGCTTCTGTATCTGCTAAGCCTGAAGATTGTCTACGAACGATTTCTGCTCTTTCGTAAGATTGAGCTTTGTCGTTTAAACGTATATTATCTTCTGTGGATTTATTGAGCTGTTCTTCCAGTTCAGAAACTTGATCAGCGAGATCGTCGATCAGGTCAGCTTTACCTTCTGGAACTTCAATATAGTGTTCCTTGAACACAGATTGTAGTGAAGTCATAAACTCTTCAGCTATTTCAGTCCTAAGACCTTGCTGTACAGCTACTTCATTTTCTTTCATCCAATTCTCAACTACGTAGTTAAGATATGAATCTACCTTTTCTACGATTTCAGATTGAACGTCAGTTACTTCTGTTTCAAGATTTTGCGCATATTCAGACTCTAGTCTATCAATCTCAGCACCTACTTTTGATGTGTAAGCAGCTTCGAAAATAGCTCCAGCCTTCTCACGGAATCCATCAGATAATGTAGCTTCATTAGCTACTATAATATCTAAATCATCTTCCCAGTCAGCAGATTCTTGCTTAGCTGATGCATCAGAAGGTTTGGCTTTGATAGTTTTATCTTTTTCCTTTTTCCCCTGTGCGTCAATAGCTTTCTTTACTGAACCATCGTCGGTTGACTCGATATTAGAAATCATCTTTGCGAACAACTGTTGCGCTTCGTGCTTTTTAGCCTTTTTCAGCATTTCGACTGCGGCATTAATTACACCAGCTTTAGTTTTAGGAACAGATGGAGCAGGTGGAGAAGCTTCTTCAACTTCTTCCTCTTCTTCATCATCTTCTTCCTTAACTTTAGCTTCGGTAACTCCTTCAACTTCCTCTTCAGAAACTTCTTCTTCAGAAACTTCTTCGGACTCAGTTGATTGTTCTGCAACTACTTCTTCTTCAGCAGCTTCTACAGCTACTTCCAAAGTTTCATCTTGAACTTCTGCTTCGTCAGAAACGCCTTCGACTACGTTAGTGATTGTATCACTTAAGTTTTCGTTTGACATTTTTTTGTCTCCCAAAGTGAGTTTAAAGTTTAGAGAGGAAATTTTTAAATGCTTTTATCTCAACTTCTGGCAAAGCCAACGTTGAAGCACGTTTTATTTCAGTCTCAATTTTTTCAATTTCTTGAGCTTCTAAGATACCATTATTCCATACCCAGTCAACTCCTTCCATAACTCCGTTAACAAAAGCTGACGGAGCAGAAGGGTCTTGGACTATATCAATGGAGGCTAACATAAAGTCATCCCTCACATACATGCCACCTTTTCTGTTCTCAAGAGTTCCCATACCACGACTTGATACACCCAACTTTACACCACCTTCAAGTAAACCTTCAACGATTTGACCCATAGGGGTTTTAAGTATGGATGCTTTCCCTATAACATTATTTCCCTGGAAATCCAGGTTCGTAATCTTATGTGAAACTTTGTCAAGGTTAACAGTTGGTCCTTCCGGATGATTTAACTCTCCAACCGCTCTACCTTGTGAAACCTGCTCTTT